AAACGCTATGATCCATTGAAATCGCCATAGGGGATTGACGTATAGTACTTTTAGTGTTATAGAAGTAGTGCGCTGGGGAGCGAACGCCAAGATTTTATGGCATCGTTCCCCATTTTGCGTCCTCCCCAGGATTGCATCTTCCCCCTGACCCGCAAGGCGAAGGGGTCTTTTTTATGAACGAATCCGAGAGCAAAGAAGTACAAGCCATCGCTCGGCAAGATCGTTCGCCTATCGCCATTGTCGGAAACTCCGTCTATGATCCTCTGTTATTTTCCCGCCGTATTGTTCCATTCTCTCGAAGGCAGTACCTCTTCTTAAACGCCTACCGACTCGGAGTTCCTTTAGCGAAAGCCGCTGAGAAGGTGGGATGGACAGTCAAGCAAGCCGACTACTTCTTATCTCGTCCGAACACTCGGGCATGGATTGAGGATCGGGCAAAGAAAGACGCGATCCGTGACGAATGGGCAGAGAGCAATAAGTGGGTTGAGATGGGTAATGATGTTCTAGAAGGGAAGAAGCATCTTTCGAAGGATCAGCAGGTCGTCTACTTGGAATTCGGGAAGCGGTTTTGTCCTGAACAGAAGTTTTCTCCTGAAGTGAACAAAGGCCCGACGATTAACTTTAACTTCTCTGCGGAGGCTGTACAGGAAGCATTCCGTCGACAGAACGCTATTGATGCGGAGATTGCGTAATGATCAGGTATGGGTTTTGCATGATCTGCGATAAAGAGATCGCTCCGAAGTGCCAGTCATGTGATGTTCGAAGGCCAACAGATCAGTTCTCGGAAGTACAAGTCACGTGGTCAAATGGCGCTAAGATGCGGATCGCTATCTGTTCGGATTGTTCTGTTAAAAATTCCCATACAACTGCTTATGGGAAGAATAAGATCACCGCTGCTCATCAGAAGCATTGGGATGAAACGGGTGGAACTTACGATAAGGCTGTTTTCATTGTCTGACAATATCTCTATCGATCAAGTCAGGACTGCTTGCAAAAACAGCCTTCATTTTCTATGCACAAAGATTCTTGGGTATGGGGATTGGGATAAAGTTCATGACGACGTGGAATTATTCATTAATCGAAAATCGATTCGAAAGTTGCTTCTTATTCCCCGTGGACATTTAAAAACAGCCATTGTCACGAAGGGTTTTGCAATTCAGTCTCTTCTTAGGAATCCAGATGTCCGTATCCTTATTGCGAATCAGGTGTGGGACAAGTCGAGGGAAATGCTTTATGAAATTAAACAACTGCTTACCGAAAAGACTGACTTACCGAAACTTTTTGGTGAATTTATTTCTGAGCGTTGGCGGGAAGATGACATTGTTATACGTCAACGACGAAAAGCCCTCGCCGCTCCGACAATCGGAACTTCAGGCGTGGAAGCTGAACTAACAAGTTCTCACTACGACATCATCATTCTCGACGATTTGCAGGGAGAGAAAAACTTTCAGACCGCTGAACAGAGGGAAAAGGTAAAGAGATATTACCGTTCCATGATCGATCTTATCGAGCCCGGCGGTCTAATTATTGTGATTGGGACAAGGTGGCATTTAGATGATGTATATCAGTACATCATTGACAATGAGTCTGAGTACTACGACATTAGTGTAAGAAAAGTGATCGAGGGGAATAAGATCATTTTCCCGAAGAAGTTCCAGAAAAAGTTTAACCCCATCACGAAGGCATGGGACTCCGTCGATTATCATTGCACTGACTATATTGACTACTTGAAGAAGCGTCCTAGTGAGGAGTTCTCAAGTCAGTATATGAATGACCCTATTGATGGCCAGAATCAGGTATTTAAAAAGGAATATTTCAAGTACTACGAAAGACGTCCTGAACGTCTTTATGTGGCGATGACGATTGACCCTGCTATTTCAGAGAAACAGAGTGCAGACTACTTTTCTATTAATGTGTCTGGCATGGACGAGAATTACAACATCTATGTTCTAGATACGCTTAAGGGCCATTGGAAAGTAGCGGAGTCTATTGACAACATCTTTTCCATGTACCAGAAATGGCATCCGGAGGTGGTGGGCCTTGAAACAGTCGCGTATCAGAAAGCTCTTAAATCGTGGCTCGAAGAGAAGATGCGTGAGCGTGGAGTTTACTTCCCCATCACCGAACTTAAGCGAAACACAAACGAATCTAAAGAGTTCAGAATTAAAGCCCTCGAGCCCTTTTACAGAGATGGACTTATCCATCATGCTCCCTGGATGAAGAGCTTAGAGCAGGAGCTTTTGCAGTTCCCGAAGGGGAAACATGATGATGAGATTGACGCCTTAGCGAGTCAGTTGCAGCTTTTAGTTCCTGGGGATTCTCAGTCAGTTAGTCAGATTCCTGTCGGTAGTTGGGAAGATGCTTTTCAGGAAGCGCAAAAGTCAAATCTTCCCTATAACGATTTCTTCAAGGAAGTGGCGTAATGGTTGCTTTAAAAGACATGAAAGAAGCACAGCAGGTTCAGAAGATTCAGGACCGAATTTCCGTCTCTCGGAAATGGCGCACCCAAGTGGCTGAAGAGAACCGCTGGGAGACGTTCCTTGAAGAGCTGAAAGGGAAATACGAAGTGACGTTAGGGCGCACCCCTGTTCCTCCTATTGCGGAGATGTTCGCTTATAAAGACGCTACTCTAGCCAATCTCTACTATAAAGATCCCTATATCGCTGTTAATGCGAAGAAAGACGCAACGATCATGAGTGCCTATATTCTTGAAGCTGGAGTTAACCACTTATGGAAAGAACTGAAACTGAAATCCGACATCGAACTCCAGATTACCGATGCTCTATTTGTTGGTCATGCGTGGAACAAGGTGGGGAGCAATACCAAAACGTCAGGGTCGGGCGATTTGCTTCAGATTGTAGAAGACTCGGTTTATGCGAACCGTGTTTCGTGGCGGGATATGTACATGAACATCGGATGTAAGAATCCTCCCAAAGATAACATCTGGATTGCCCAACGCATTTTCCGCCCTACTGATGATGTTAAGAAGGACTATCCGAAAGTTGCGAAACTGATTCAGGGATCTAGTTATCCTTCGGCTGATCCTAGTCTGATGAAGCGGGTATTGTATAAAGAAGACTTTAATTACACTGGCATTTACGAAGTATGGGACGCTCACGAACGGATGATCTATACCTTAGCCGATGAGGTTAATACGAAGTTCCTTGAAGATCCTCGTCCTTGGCCGGAATGGTTAGATGAGTATCCGTTCCAGATGCTCAGTTTCCATAACATTCCTGATGAACCATATCCTCAATCGGATGTTGCTCCTTGGGAACCGCAAGTTAGAGAGAAGATCAAGCTATTTACGATGATGCTGAATTTCGCTAAACGATGGAATCGTCAGATGTTAATGAAGAAAGGAACGATGGGAGTTCAGGAACTCGATAAATTCGAGAAGGGTATTGAAGGAGCAATTCTTCAGGCATCTACTAGTGGCGATCTTCAGACTGCGATAAAGATGCTGGACTGGGGATCAATGCCTCCTGACTTTTTTCTTCTTGTTGATCGTCTTGACGCTTTGATTGATAGGATTCGTGGTCAGTCTGCGTTTATGCAAGGCGGGACGACAAAGACTAGTACCCGAACCGAAGGTGAGCTTCAACTCATTAAAGGTGGGGCTGATGCAAGGACAGACAGAAAACAAGATCGAATCGAGGCTCATTGTGCGGCCATTGCCAGTCACCTCGTGATGCAGATGAAAAATAATTTTGATGTCCCGTATATCGCAAAGATCACTGGAAAAGAACCCCCAGAGATTATTCAGGCGTTTCAAGATCAAGGGATTTATGATCCTCAGAGTAAGACGATCAGATTCGATAAGTCTATGATCTCTGGGGATTATGACGTTGCTATTGCTGCTGGATCGACATTGCCATTAGATCGACAGACGAGAGACGCTAAACTTAAAGACGTTTATCAGATGTCTGTTCCCCTTGCCTCTGCTCAAACCATCCCTCCATTCCTTGGCGTTCTTGTTGGTGAATTATTAAAAGATTACGACATCAAGGCCCTTGATGTAGCGTTCCAACAGCAGTTGCAGTCTCAGACTCAATCGCAGCAGGATCAAGCGATGATTCAAGAATCGGCTATGGCTAAGACTGAATCAGAGACTCAGAAACGTAAAGCCCAAGCATCAAATATTGAAGCCGACACGATTATTAAGAGCGCAAACGCTCTTGGTAAAGCCAGTGGGGAAATTCACCCTGACATGAGTATCACCAAATGAGCATGATTTGTTCTGGGTGTAAGAATGCGGATGCGTACCATGTCCACGGTTGGTATGACAATCATCTCGGGTATCAGGAAATCTGCGACAAGTGCGGAGAGGTGAGTTCTAGTGATGCGTCGATCCCTGATGTTTTCTGGAACGGGAGACCCTACTACTCAGATGCTCTTCAGGTAGAGTTCACGAGCCGTAGCCAAAAGGCAAGAGTCATGAAAGAGCGTGGCGTTTCGGAGCTTGGTAGCCAGAAATTGACAGGAAAGAATTGGATTGACGGAAGCCGTGAATCCCGTCGAAAACAATTTGAGCAGTATCGACCAGCTGTGAGAGAAACAGCGAAGCGCATTCAAGAGATAGTTCGGAGGCAGAAAAATGGACGATAACCCGTTATTGCAAGCGATGCAGGCGCAGAAGAAAGGGATGGATTTTAATGATCCCCAAGCATTGCTGGAGTTTATCCTTAGCAAATTTAATTTAGTCCCGAAGGAAAACGAAGCAGACCAGAATGACTCAGAGAATGAACCGATGGACGTTCAAACGCAAGAAAGCCACACCCCCTAAAGGAGAACGAATATGGTAGACGGTCAAGTAGTAGAGAATAATTCAGAGGCAGCAGTAGCCGAACCCGCTGCAAGCGGACAATCAGCCGCTACTTCCTCTGGAACTCTCGAAGGCCAAAGCGGACAAGCGAATTCAGGACAGAGCGCACCCGCAGAGGAAAGTTTTAGTTCGGTAGACCCAAAAACTCTTTCTCCTGAAATGCAAGCTATTTATAAGAGCTTGCAGTCTGACTACAGCAAAAAAACGCAGTCTATTGCAGATGTACGGAAAAAGGCTGAAGCGTATGATCAAGTTTCAAGAGATCAACGATTTGTTGATTATTGGAGAGGCTTAAATCAACCGCAGAAAGCCAATTTCAAGGAACAAAAAGCGGAAGTTGAAAAGACGCTAGGCCAGAAGATAACTGATGAAGAGTTCCAGAAATCGTTCGAGAGCAAGGACGCCTATTTGTCAATGCAGGAAAAGATTGCACAACTGGCGTTTGAGAAGTCTCAGCAACGGATTCAGGAACTTGAGAATAAGTTGACAGTGAAAGAAGCTAATGACGTTATTAGTGCCTTTCGAGATGAGTCAGGGAAAGACGGTAAACCCGTTCGTCCTGACTTTGATAGCTTGGAAGAAGACGGTCTTATTACGGGATACTTGAGAGTTAATCCTCCTGAAGGAAAATCTCAGAGCGATTATCTTTCAAGGCTAAATGAGGCTTACACCTGGAGCAAGCAGATCTCCCAAAAGCATTATGAGAGAGGACGATCTGAGGCTCTAAAAATAATCCAAGCAAAAGCTGCCGCATCTTCTGAGCCTCCTACAGGTTCCGCTAAAGGCGCATATACTGGCCCTGATCCTAGAAAGCTTACTGTACGTGAAGCGATGGACTTAGCTAAAAAAGGCATCCGTGTCCCACGTGATGACTAATTAGAGGAGGCCATTTATGGCATTACCATTGACACAAAGCTATGGCCCAGGAAACGTTGACGAAGAACTGACTGCGAGTTTAGTCAATATGATGCCTGGCATTCGAGACAACGTATTCAAATCAAATCCGGTGTTGAAGTGGTTGTACGAAGGAAAATACGGCGGTAAGATGCGGCGTAAAGGTGGCGTGGCTCTCTCTCATGCAGAAATGTATGGAAAGAACACCACTGCGATGGCGTATTCTCGCTATGACCAGTTGGACACGACTCCGCAGGATGGTTTAACTCGCGATCAATGGCTGTGGGCTCAGTATGCCGCAACCGTCACGATTGATGGATTCAGTGAACGTGTTGCTAACACTGGCGACTCGAAACTTGAAGACCTTCTTGAAGCCAAGAAGATGCAGGCTGAAGAGAGCCTTTCTTTGCTTTTGGAACAGGATATTTTTGCTTCGTCCCCAGTCGTGTCGAAACACATTGAATCGTTGAACTCGATTGTTGCGACCTCTGGAACTGTTGGCGGTATTTCTGGGACCACGAATACGTGGTGGCAGGCATGTGCGGCTACTGCTTCTGGTAGTTTCGCTGCTCAAGGTCGTTCCGACTTAACCAACCTCTGGAACCTAGTGTCTGTGCAGAATCCGGTGGGTGGACCTGAGATGTTAGTGTCTGATCAGAATACGTTCCAGTACTACGAATCGTCCTTGGTTTCTCAAGAACGTTTTACTGACAACAAGATGGTCGACATTGGTATTGAAAACTTGAAGTTCAAAAATACGCCTTGGACGTGGTCGCCTCAAGCCACTGCTGGCGTTCTTTTTGCGCTTCATTCTAAGGGTCTTGAATTCATTGTGAACTCCGATACGGATTTCATCACGACTCCGTTTGTTACTCCTACTAACCAAGACGCTCGTACCGCTAAGATTCTTTTGGCGTGTTGCTTGGCTACTGGTGATCGGCGTAAATTGGCGAAAATGACTGGAATTACAGCCTAAAGGAGGCGTTTATGGCATCACTTCGAACGCCGACTCCGCGAGATGGTGGTCAAGGAATCTTTCAGATTCTAAAGATACCGACTTGCGTCACAGGCGATACAGTTAAATTCACAGAATCAGTAACAGGATACTGGCCTGTTAATCGAACGACAGCTGATGCGGTGACTGTGACATACAGTCCCACAACTCAGTTGTTTACGATTACGGTTGCCAATACTCCAGACATTGATCTGTTTGTGGTTCAAAGCTAATTATGCCTGACTGGGCGAAGGACCGGAGGGCCGAAAGGTTCCAAGTTACAGCCCACCAGCAAAGGAGATTCAAATGTTAATTCAACAGCTTAATCGTGCAGACGCAGAAAAGATTCAGATCATGGTCAAAAACGTTGATGGTGGCGGTTCAATCACGACTGGTTTGGGAGTTTGTATTCCATCCTCTGGTGCTTCGATTGACGGTATCAGCGTTGTAAAGTCGACTGCCGCTCTTCAGCGCGGATTCATTGGTGTTGCGACGCAGGATATCGCCATCAACGGATACGGGTTGGCGACGGCATGGGGATACGTTAATAGCGTTCAAATCTCCAATGTGGGAACGTCTATCACCATCACGGCAGGGAATGTTCTTATCCCTGGAGCGGTGGCTGGGACTTTCTTCTCGGTCGTGACGGATGCGGCGATGTCGACTCTTATGTATCGATACGTGACGGCGGCGACGACTGTCCCCGTAGACTTATCGGTCCTTGGTCAGTCGTTTGTTTCTGGGTTTGTGCGAGCCCTGTAAATGTCGACGAAGATTGAAATTAAGAACGCCGTTCTGAAAGGACTAGGACGTAGACCAACGAGTCTTTTGATTCGATGGGCTCCTAGCTGGAAGAACCCATTCAATTTCGATCTTCTAGAAGTTTCCAAGTGTGAGATTGACGGGGATGTTGTGACTCCTACGATGCCACAGCATCTCCGTCCTCTCCATGCGGGTCATAAGATAGGAAGTCCAAAACGATTTACTCTATGGGAGGTTTTACAAGTGCAACTGAGGCTTATTTCATGACTGAGAATTTAAACCCAGAAGTCATTGGTCAATCAAAGGACGATGGTGTTATCCGTGTACTTGTAGGAGTTCCTCACGAAGGGATGACGGGGTCTGAAGCCTATACGAACCGCCTCATGAACTTCATGCACTTGGGGAAACTAGAAGAGCGTGGGAAACTGCTCAAGAGTAATCCTCGATTTGAGTTCTTCTTTAAGACCTGTGGACGGATGCACGTTCATGTCGCAAGAGACGAGATGGCAAAGACTGCGCTTGTCTCGAACTGCGACTACCTATTTATGATTGACGACGACATGATCGCTCCTGACGATTTGTTTGAGAAGCTGTACGAGAACCAGAAGGACGTCATTGCGCCATTGGCGTTCACGAGGAACTTCCCTCATAAGCCTGTCCTCTATAACTGCATTGAGGGATGGGATAACGTGACGCAGACGGAACATTTCACAAATTACGCAGTCATGAACTACCCGAAAGATAAGCTCATTGAATGCGACGCAGTTGGCTTTGGTGCGGTTCTAATCAAAGTAGATTGTTTCCGAAAGATGCCTCAGCCGTGGTTCATGAATCCAAATAAGACTGGAGAAGACATTAACTTCTGTTATCAGGCTAAGAAGTTCGGATTCAGGAATTGGATGGACACCCGATTAAAGCTAGGGCATGTTAGCCACCCCATTATCGTTACGGAAGAATACGTCCAGACTCAGTGGAAGCACTTGAATATGGATGTCGACAAGCGGTTTGGTCCGGCGAAAGAGATGCCGATAACCAAAGAAGCGGTCTTGGTGCTAGGCGAATGAGTCAACACGATAATGCTTGGTGGACAGTTTATCGAGAACTTAATCGAAAGAAATTAAGAGCATATTCCAATAATTATTACCACATGAACAAAGAAAAGAATAAAGAGAATATGAGATTGTGGAGATTAAAAAATAGGGACAAGCTCAGAATAGCTAAACGAGAGAATGCTAGGAAAAGAAGGCTTGAGATCCTTTCAATGCTCGGTGACCACAAATGCGTAAAGTGTGGTTATTCAGAAGATTATCGCGTACTTCAGATAGACCATGTCCGATCAAATGGTACTGAGGATAGGAAAAAAATGGCTCATTCATGGAGTTATTTATTTTGGAAGAAAGCTCTAATTGAGCGACCTAGCGATTATCAGATTCTATGTGCGAATTGTAATTGGATTAAAAGATATGAAAATAATGAATTGGAGAGAAAATGTTGAAAACTCCTATAAGTATTTTGATTCCCACATGGAACAATCCTCAATATTTTGATCCTTGTGTTGAGTCTATCGCTAGGACAGGAGTATTGAATGGATTAGCGAGCCTGATTGTCGTCAATAACGGAAAGCAGAACATCAAAGAGAAGCTAAAAGACTGGCCCAATACGCTCGTTTTAGAGCCTGGATCTAACCTTGGTTGGGAGCGAGGCCTTGAGTTTGGTCTTAAGCATACGGAATCTCCGTTTGTGGTGTTCCAAAACGACGACACCTTGATCCCGATTGCTTGCGCTAACTTTTATCAGCAGATGCTAAGTCGTTTTAACGACGATAACGTTGCTGCTGTTGGCCCTGCCACGACTGTTGCGGCTGGGTGGCATAGCGTCCATAGCCGAAACCCATTAATACAAGTAGTAGATGTTTCTTATTTGATCTTTTTCACTGTGATGATGCGAAGGGCTCATTATGACCTTGCGGGAGGGATTGATACTTCTTGTCCTGGGGGTGACGATATTGATCTTTCGATCCGTCTTAGGAAACTAGGAAAGAAACTGGTAGTAAACCCTTACTCTTTCTTAATTCATTATGGTTTTAAGACGGGCGAACGTGTCCGAGGAGACTCCAACACGGCGAACGGGTGGAATTCTAAGGAAATGACAGATCGAACGAACCAATGGCTCATTCAGAAGCATGGATTCTCGACGTTCATGAAGACGATGCGTGGAGACATATCAAGAGATGTGGCGTATTCGACTCCTGACACTGAAGGCAACGTCATTCGTGAGATTGTTGGCGATGAGGTGGTCTATGAGCTTGGGTGTGGTGGTCAAAAGACCGTGAAACAGGCGATTGGTGTGGATCGAGTGCCAAAAGGTGAACTGATTCCTTACGTGGGAGTTATTTCTGAGGCCGATATTGTCGTTGATGTAACTGGGAAACTCCCCGTTGATGACCTGACGGCTGATACCCTAATTTGCAGGCATATTCTTGAACATATCCAAAATAGTGTTATTGCATTGAAGGAATGGCGAAGAATCTTAAAGGTCGGTGGACGCCTTATCATTGCGGTTCCCAATGAAAATATCGGGAAAGGGATTCCTATGAATCCAGAGCATTGCGCATCCTACACTCCAGAAAGTCTTAAAGATTTAGTTGAACTTTTAGGGTTTAAGCAGATAGCTACTATTGACCCTAAGAATGGCGTTTCTTTTGTTTCTGTTTTTCAGAAGACATCTTGTGTTCTTTCGAATGAGTCTTCATGTGCTGAGATTGGTTCGAAAATAAAACAAGGTTCTCTGGACGGTTGTCATGTTTGATTCGATTAATATGATGCACGACCTCGTTTTTCTTGAGAAATCGTCCAATCATTTTTTCCATTACAAGCCGATGCTCTGGAACGTAGAAGTTTGGTTTAGCCGCAAATGGATGATCTCTTTTAAGAATAAGAATATATCCACGACCGCCATGGATTCTTCCTCCCGTCCATCTGTGGCTTTTTTCTCCAAGTTGAAAGACGGAGCTATGGCAATTATTGGAGCAATACTTAACGTGCATGGTGCTTGCCGCAAATTTGCACTTACAGATAGGGCACGTTCTTTCATAGTAAATCTGGCCCCAAGATTTCCCGTTAGTGTATTTGTGCCAGATGCCCTTTCTAGTATTTTTCCATTCCGGTCTATTTTTAATCGAATCAATCCTGTTCATAGTATTGAGATTGTATCAGGATTAAGTGGAGATATCAATGCTTAGAATAGCCACCGTCTATGAACATAGATTAGGTCGAAATGATGGGAACCCCTTGTACGTTACCGCCTGTTTAAAACGAATGCAATATTACATGGGCGTTCTGTCAGGTCTTGGGCCTAACCAAGAACTTCTAGGCTTCTTTGCCGACGGTAAGGATGACCCTATGGCGTTAGCATCGGCTAAGAAGCTATTTGAAGCAACCAAGGATCATTTTGAGGTCGATCACTTAATACCCAATGGTGACTTGAAGCCATATGGGACCTATGACCTTGCAATAGATACCGATTGGGGCGAAGACGGGCTAACGGGATTTCTCCCATACACTCCAGTCGTCCCGTTTAAGCCTCTTGCTGTTTGGAATTCAGACACCCACATAAATAATGGGTTGGCTGGAGATAGTTATCCCTATCGACTAGAAAAATCCAAGAAAGCCGACTTCGTATTCGTCGCACAGAAATCAGCGGTCGAGAAGATGAAGAAAGACGGAGTGGCTAACCCGATCTGGCTCCCTCATGCGGTAGAACCTCAAGCCTACCCGAAATTCGACCTTCTATCGAAGAAATATGACCTCTGCTTCGTTGGCCATGTGAACAACCAGCTCCGAGAAGATGCTCTTGATCGGATGTTTCGAGAGTTCCCGAACTTCTATTACGGGCAAGCTCTCTTTGAAGAAGCGGCACGAAAGTACGCAGAATCAAAAGTCTGTTTCAACATCGCCATGACAGACGATGTCAATATGCGGAACTTCGAGATTATGGCCACGGGATCGCTTCTGCTGACGAGCTACCTCCCAGACTTTGAAGATCTCGGCTTGATTGATGGTAAACATCTTGTTCTTTATAAGACGCTGGATGAAGCCGTCGAAAAAGTCAAATATTATATTGAGCATGAAGATGAACGGACCGCTATCGCTCAAGCGGGATATGAGCATACGATCAAGAATCACACGATCCAGCACCGAGTAAACGTCATCCTCAACGAATTTCTGAAGTCAAGACAACCTAAGGAGGCTCCAAGTGAGTCAATGCTTCAAGTTAGTTAATGGTGGATTCGTAGATAAGGTCATCGTCATCGACACGTTGCCTGAACGACTTATGAAGAACATCAAAACAGTCGCAACGGACGGATTCCCCAGATCTTGGGCGAAATGGCTCGTTGAGCTTGGAAGTATGAGGCCTGTCATGAAGACTGAAACGAGCGTCGACTTAGCTCGAAACTGGACGTTTAAGCACACTCCGATTGGAAAAGAGCCTTGTTTTTTCGTGCTGTGGTACAAAGACATCAATTCAGACAAGGAGTCATGGAGAAATATCTGTGACTACTTGAAAGAGAATTGCGGCCCTGAAGTCAGGTTAAAGGAAAAAATAGAAGATATGGCAGTCGCTCTTTCTCCTAGCCCTAAAGAGTCTCTCTCAATTGACACAGATGAAGTCCCTACGATCCATGTCGATTCAGAGAATGCTAGGGATATCACCCCAGAAATTGTTCAGGCCGGAGAAACTATTGTCGTGGCAGAAGCGGCCCCTAAGAAGCGTGGACGTAAACCTAAAGTAAGAGAAGTTGTGGAGGCTTAATATGATTCAAAACGCAGGAACTACAAGATTGACGGCAGCTGGTGTTTTAGGAGCAGCAGGAAGAGCAGTAAGAATATTTTCAATTACCGTTATAAGTGATGGAACCGCTGGAGTAACGACAGTCAGGGATGGATCAACGGCTGGCGGAGTTGCTTACGATATTATCGGTGGGACAATAAGTCAAGGGAAGACCGTTATTTATGGTGAGACTGGAAGATTGTTCCCTGATGGGTGCTATATCGATGCCGATGCTCATTCTATCGGTGTTATTGTGGATTGGAACTACGCAAGCTGATGGCTACTACATTTCTTCAACTTCAGCAGGATTTAGCTGGGCAGGTGGGGTTAGATCCTACCGTTTCATCTAATGCGACGCTGTTAAAGAGATGGTTGAATAAATCGCAACAACGGATTCTTCGTGCTTATGAATGGCCGTTCAACCGCTGTCAGAACCCGATGGTTGTCCAGACTATCGCGGATTATACGACGGGGACCGTGGCGACGACTGCTGGAAGCACCACGATTACGTTTAGTGTTTCTCCTACGGTTTCTTTCACTGGGCGATTCATACAAACATCAAGTTCGAAGGATTGGTATAGGATTACCGCCCATACGGCTAACACGGAAACTGCCACCCTGAATATTGCCATGATTAATACGGCGACAGCGGCGACATTCACGGTGCGTAACGTTTATTACTCAACGGACGCAACTGTTGACCGTATTATCCAGATGACACAGAGCGTATTACCGTATCAGCTTGAATCTACATCACCAGAATATTTCCAATCATACAATCCCGACTTTCTTTCAACGGGAACGCCAAGGGTATATCTTCCGGCTGGAGTTGATGCTAACGGATACCCCCAATTCCAGCTGTGGCCGAATGCTGATGCGGTAATTAACATTCAGGTGTACTACATAAAAGTTGGAGTTGATATGTCAGCAGATAGTGACTTATCTGTTATCCCTGAAAAGTGGCGAACTAGCGTATTAATTGATGGGGCAGAAGTTGAAGCGTTCGAGTTCCTTGATGATGGAAGAGCTGATACGCAAGACGTTTTCTTTCGAAATGGAATAGAAGAGATGAAGCAAGAGTATGAGATTGATCTTCACCGACAACGTGTCATGACGGCGGCAGATAATCAGCCGATAAGTGGTGGACTTGGATTCTTACCGCTTCCATATAGTTATCCAAGAGGAAGCTAATGACTGCAAGAGGACCATCTATTGAGATCGAGGATTTTAGGGGTGGGCTTAATACCTTTGACCCTGAATATCTTTCTCCATTAGACCAATCTCCCGATCTGGATAATATTGTTATTTTAGACAAAGGGTTCAAGAAAAGGAACGGGGACTCTTCGTTTAATTCTTCTGCGATGGTCTCAAGTGCGACACCTGTCGTTGGGGGTGGCTATATCCAATATGATAACGGAACTCAATTCTTAAACGCTATCGCTGGGACTAAGTTTTTCACATCTACGGGCATTTCTGGAACAATGACCGATGCGACTGGATCTCTAACTATTACGTCGGGAGCTTCTAAGCTATGGACCCCGATAAACTTCAACAATTTACAAATTTGGTTTGGAGGGAATCCCGATGTTCCATTCAAATATTCGGGGACTGGGAATGCTTCTGCTTTGGGTGGAACTCCTCCGTCAGCATTTACAGCATTCCAGGCGAACAATAGAGTTTTCGCTATTTCTACAGCGGCAAATCCAAGCAGAATTTATTGGCCTGTTTTGTCTA